ATGCAAAAGTGTGATACTCTATAGATGTCCCAAAACAGGGACGGAAAGGAGGACGCAAAATGCCAGATAAAAATAAGCTACTTGGATATATGGCGAGTAATGGTTATACACAACGCACGTTGGCAAAACAGTTAAATGTATCAAAGAATACGCTAAATTCAAAAATCAATGGCAAGTCAGCATTCGATACAGTATTGATTGATAAAATATGTGATGTCTTACATATTACAGAAGATGCAGAAAAAGCACGTATTTTTTTAAAAACATTGTCCCATAATAGGGACGAATCAGCATAAGGGAGGTGATGTAAGATGATAGCAGGTGCTATTGCGGGTGTAATTATAGCTATACTTTTGATTAAAAACCACAAATTAAAAGTAGAAATGAATATATTACAACGACAGCTAAGCTATTTGAAAAGTTCAAGTGATTATGATGGGACTTTTAAAATTCAGTCGGATAACGAGTAAGAGTGTCATACATATGAAAAGTTTTACGAGAAGTACGCACTTCAACATCAATATTCACAGTGTCTTGTGAGTATAGCGGTCCGTAAGGAAATACAACGAAGCCTTCGATATATCCAAATGGAGGTATTGTAACAGGCAACTGTATACAATGCTTGCCGAATATACCACTATTTGAATTTAAGGTGTATCTTTCTCTAATTTCTACACGTGAACTTGATACAGAACTGTCGTAATTGTCGGAGTATAAGACAAATTCACTTATAGTACAAGGGTGACTAGAATTATTAGCAATTTTGACGTAATAAAAAACAATGCAGTGAGAATTTTTATAATAAAATTCAGAGGGCGTTGTTTCCTTGTAGCCGCTTTTCATATTATCGGTAGGATAAAATATAAGGCGTGGGCGAGAATTATACCAATTATACAATGACATTGTAATGTTTATCAGAGATATTATCAAACTAATAAATGCGATGTTATTAATAATTATATTCATATATAATCAACTCCTTTGGATTGATTATAACATTAATTTACAAAATTCGCAATAGACGAACAAAAATCAGCATAAATGAAAGGAAGTGTTGAGTAATGGATATATGGGACATTTTGATGAGTCACCCGTTGGCGGTAACAATCGTAGTTTCCATTATTTCAAGTGCAGTATTTTGTGTATTGTTTAACTGGTTGTTAAGTGCTGTCTTTCCCCAAATATAGCCGATAAGTGTTGCAATAGCAGTTTATAACACAAATAACTGGAAAAGTACAGAAGTATCAATAGGTTTAATCATATCTTGCATCTTTGAAAGTGATGGATATTGTGTTGAAAGTTGGTTTCATATCTGCAAGAACAAAAAAACGGCGCAAATGAAAGTAGGTGAGAGAATGAACATTTATAAAGCGGTTAAGAAAGCAAGAAAACGTAAACGTTTTATAACACGAAAAAAATACATAAGAACGATATTTGAGTGCGTAAAGATAAAACCTACAAATAGCACGGGATGTTGTATAGTATTCAAGAACAACAAGCCCTCTGCAAGTCGTTGGAACCCGTCCGCAGAGGACTTAGCCGCAAAAGATTGGATTATAGTAGATTAGAAGTTAGAAGATAGAAAGTAGGTGAAAAACAATGGCAAAAGTAATGGTAGAAGTAAAGCAAGTAGATTTAAAGACATTCCGCACAATGTACGGTATACCGGAGCATACTGTACAACGTTGGGTACATGTCAAAGGCTTTCCGGCATACAAGTTGGGTCAGAAATGGTACGTTGATGTGAAAGCATTTGAAAAATGGCGTGAAACAGAACACGCCAACAGCTACAAATATGCGTAAAGCATAATAAAACACCTTGCAGGCAGACAAGGGCTGTCCGCAGTATTATACCGCAAAAAAGTCAATTTTTCTTTTCCCTAAAAAGTTTGAATTTTAATGAAATCTGTTTTGCGGACAGTTCCTGTGTGCCTGTGAGGTAGTAAGAGAGGTAAACAAATGAACACAATAGGAATTGCGCTGATTAGTTTCGGTGTGGGGCTAATCATAAGTTGGAAATTGGCAGAAAGGGATATAAAAAATGCTAAAAAGAAAACCAAAAACAGAGAATGAGAAAACGGAAGAATATTTTCACAGAGAAGTATTTCCGATGATTAACGCATTCGCCAAGGAGTGCAGAGGACACGCAAAACAGAAAATAACGGTGAAAGGAATATTTTCAAATGAACAAATATGTAGTAATGACGGGCAGAGATGATGTAGTGGTTTTAAACGCCGATGACAACAAGTCGGTTAAGGCATACATAAAGGATACGGCATAACAAACCGCATTAAAGCAAAACATCCGCTTGAAATGAGTGTCGCAAAGATTATCGGAGGAGAGAAACAATGACAGCAAAGCAAATAACAGAATTGCACAATTTGTGTTTGCAGATTAATTTATTTGCAGAAAGACATAAGCAATCACCTATTGCTATGTATCATATGATAGGTGATGAAAATCCATTTACAACTATGATATGTATAGAAATATATCAAACTGAACCGTTCAATATAATCAAAACATTTACATTTTCAACGGATACTATTTCGACCGAAGACATAAAAGGAAGATATTACAGATTAGTTAAGAAGTATTTGAAAGATTTAGTCAAAAAGAATGTGGAGGTGAAAGAGAATGAATGACGAAGTAGAGAACTACAATAATGAAGAATTTATCACGATATTAACTGCACTTGGCAGTAACACAAAAATATTGATTAATGGTAGTGCCGATTTTGAAATACGCCATTCGTGGAATAATGGTGAGCCATATATCAATATTGTTACAAAAGAAAATGACCGTCAGAGCTGGCACTCGTAAACGGTCAAAACTTAAATACAGATTTAATTATCTGTGTTTGTATTTTAACACATAGAAAGGAAAATGTCAAATGTTCGGATACATTGATGTTGATAAAGAGATAACAGGCAACTACGGCGAGGACAGTTGTGGCGAAGAAGTAGTTGCCTGTACTTGTGACGAGTGCAATGAGCCTATATTTGTAGGCGACAAATACTACGAAATCGCAGATATAGTTGTCTGCGAAAACTGTATAGAGGAATTCGTGAGGACAGGAGAGGTAGATATATGAGTGAAGATATTAAGATATTAGAAAATGCAGAGGGTGAGTTTGGAATTATTACAGTGAACCAACTACCGGTTATATCGGAGCAGTTGGACAAACTGCAAGAGATTATTCAGGAACGTACACAAAGTGCCTTGCAATATGAGTGTACGGAGGATAATTACAAGCAAATAAAGTCAATGAGAAGTGCATTAACAAAAGAACGCACGGAACTTGAAAAACGTTATAAAGAGGCTATGGAAACAGCAATAGCACCGATACAAGCGGTACAGAACAAGTTCAAAAGTTGTATGAGTGTTTACAAAGATACAGACGCACAGTTGAAAACAAAAATAAACAGTGTGGAAAACGGTATAAAGGACATCAAGAAACAAGAGGTTGTTGAATATTTTAACGAGTATGTAGCCTCAAAAAATATTGATTTTCTTACATTTGACAAGCTCGGTATTAACATAACAATGTCGGCAAGTATGAAATCATTAAAAAACGCTGTAAAAGATGCCATTGACAGAGTATCTTGTGATTTAAAAATGATTGAAACGCAAGAGGACAAAGAAGCTATACTTGTCGAGTACAAGAAAAGCCTCAACGTATCGGAAGCAGTTCAAGTCGTCAAGGCTCGTATGCAGGCTATACAAGAGGAAAAAGAAAGAGAGATTGAAAGAAAAAGAGCAGAGATACAAAAAGAAGTTGCCTCACAAAAGGTTGATGAGCAAATAGAAAAGCCGCTCACACCACCGGAAGTAATCAAGCCGGTAGAAACAGAGATTAAGCCGCAAGAAGAAAAAATATTCGCGGTACAGTTTAAGGCATACGGCACGCGACAACAGTTAAAGCAATTAAAAGAATTTATGAAGAAAGAAGGTATTCGTTATGAATAATCAAATTGCAAGACAAAAACCGTCATTCAGTACGGCGATTACAACGGATAAATTCCAGAGAGCTATAAATAACACATTGCAAGACCCGAACCGAGCAAGACGCTTTACATCATCTATCATTTCGGCGGTGTCTGCCAATCCTGCACTACAAGAGTGTGAGGCAGGAACGATAGTGTCGGCGGCGTTGCTCGGTGAAAGTCTTAACTTATCTCCGTCACCGCAGCTTGGACAATATTACCTTGTGCCATTTAATGATAACAAAAATCATTGTAAAAAGGCACAATTTCAGCTTGGATATAAGGGATATATTCAGCTTGCGATACGCAGTGGATATTATAAAAAGCTAAATGTACTTGCTATCAAAAAAGGCGAACTCGTTAAGTTTGACCCTTTGGAAGAAGAAATAGAAGTACAGTTAATTGACGACGAAGAACAAAGAGAGCAAGCCGAAACAATCGGCTATTATGCAATGTTCGAGTATCAGAACGGTTTTAAAAAAGCAATTTATTGGTCTAAGTCAAAAATGGAGCAACACGCATTGAAGTATTCACAAGGTTACAAAGCAAGAAAAGGTTATACATTTTGGGAAAAAGATTTTGATGGTATGGCATATAAAACTATGTTACGTCAGCTAATCTCCAAATGGGGCATTATGTCCATTGAAATGCAAGACGTTTATTCAAAGGATATGGCAGTAATCAACGAGGACGGCGAAACAGAATACATAGATACAATCGATACGACGTATACGGAAGTTGAACAGCAAGAACCTGATGATTTTGGGGAACAACAGCCAAATGTTCCTACAGAAGAAGCAGACGAGCCTATGTCACTTGATGATTTTGATTGATATGGAATACAACATCATCAGTACAGGTAGTAAGGGGAACGCCGTAGTTATTAATGATGTTATACTCATAGATTGCGGCGTTTCGTTTAGAGCGTTAAAGGACGTATACAAGAATATAAAAATTGTGTTATTAACACATATCCATTCGGATCATTTTAACAGGCGAACAATTAAAGCGTTGGCGAATAACCGCCCAACATTACGGTTTGCGGTGGGAGTTCACCTGTTAAACGATTTGGTTGAATGTGGTGTCGATAAAAGCAATATAGACGTTGTAGAGGCGGGCAAGACATACAATTATGGATTGTTTCAAATATCACCTATAAAGCTGTATCACGATGTACCAAACTTCGGATACAGAATATTTATGAACAACGAGAGACTGATATATGCAACCGACACCAACAGTATGAAAGGCATAAAGGCTGAAAATTACGACCTTTATATGATAGAAGCAAATTACATAGATGAAGAAATACAAGAGCGAATACGAGAGAAAGAACGACAAGGACAGTATGCTTACGAGCGTGGTGTTTTACATACACATCTAAGCAAACAAAAATGTGATAATTTCATTTACGAAAACATCGGGCGTAATGGTTCATATGTATATCTACATCAACACGAGGATAGAAATAATGGAAATACAGGGTGTAATCAAGGACTATGACGGCGAATTTCTTACGATAGTCGCACCGTTTGACAATACAAGTGTATTGGAACAGAAGTGTATAACAGATTGTGAAATTCGTTTGAACGACGGACGGAGTATATCGAACAAACAAAGACGTAAGATATTCGCACTGGTGAACGATATAGGTACATACATAAGCGGAATATCAAATAAGCGTGAGTATCAAGAAGAATTGAGGTTGATGAAACTGCTGTACATAATAGACAAGAGCGATAACGAAGCACTTCGCAGGCAACTTACGTTGAATTATTGTGAGTGTTTGGATATTGATATATTCAGTCTGTCAGACGTAGATATGACAACCGCTAAAGATTTTATATCGTGGCTCATTGAACTATGCATAAATCACGATATACCGACAAATGACAGTCTATTAAATATAACAGAGGATATAGATAGGTATTTGTATCTATGTTGTGCAAAAAGACGCTGTGCGGTGTGCAGGAAGAGAGCCGACATACATCACGTCGATACTGTCGGTAGCGGTATAAATCGCAAAACCACACACCACTTAGGTAAGGAAGTTCAGCCACTATGTAGGTTACACCACACAGAGGCACACAAAATAGGTAAAACAGATTTCAACAACAAGTACCATTTAACATCAGTAAAACTTGATGAATACTTGTGTAAGGTACTTGGATTGAAGAAATAAAGAGGAGGAAATGCAATGATAAAAATAAGAGTAGAAAATGCATACACGAACGAAGTATTTGAAACCGAATGTGACGGTGCATTGATTTCAACGCACCAACGCAAAGGAAATAATTGTGTAACACATTCGATTGTCATTGGAAGATTTAATATTAAATCATTAAAACTCATAAGAAAAGATATAAAGGAAATTTTAAAGAAAGTATTTAAGGGGGGAGGAAGAATTGAATAAAGTTATATTAATGGGGCGCCTTACAAAAGACATTGAAATGCGTCAAACTCCGAACGGTGTTTCGCTTGCGAGATTTTCAATAGCAGTAACACGACGATTCAAAAATTCAAACGGTGAATATGACGCAGATTTCATCAACTGCATTGCGTGGCGTAAGACAGGCGAATTTATCGCACGATATTTCCAAAAGGGCAGTATGATTGCGGTAGTCGGAAGTATTCAAACAAGAAGTTGGGACGGTAATGACGGTAAAAAGCAGTATGCGACAGAAGTTATTGTAGATGAGGCATACTTTACCGGTTCAAAATCTGAAAACAGTACAGGTGGAAATACTGATTTTTCCGACAGCGGTTTGGACGATTTAAACAGTCAATATGGTGATGATTTCGCTACTATCGGTGATGAAGAAGATTTGCCATTTTAAGAGGTGTAGTGTATGAACAACGGAAT